GAAGGACACTGCGTCCGCGTATAGACAGACCGGGGCGCGACCCCCTCGGGTCAACCTTTGAGTGGTTGTTTGCATCCACACACCGAGGGATTCGGGCGTCGCGCCCTGCGTGTACCAGACACGGCTTCTTGGATTGTGCGCCTCATCCGTGTAATTGCCCCACACGGTGGAAGCGAGGACGTTGCCAGCCGGGCGCGCCCAGGGCCCGACTTCGCCATGGTAAGCGACCGGTGGCACCATGATGCCACGGGGTTTCGCTTTAACACCAGGCTCGTCCTTGACGCTCAGTTTGAAGTTGCGGAAGTCGTCCAAGTTGGCGCCTTTCTCCACCCACGCTTGGTGGGCCTTTCGGTAAGCTGTCTGCGTCTTGAAGGGTATGGTCTTGAGCCACGCATCCAGGGTCAATGGTGTCACCTGGGGGAGCTCATCGACGCAGAAAACTCGTTTCCCGAAGGCGGTGAGGCCGCTATCGGAGAGAAGGCGCTCACCCAAGATTTCCCAGCTCTCAGCCACCTCATCGCTGTGCGTGCTAACAGCACACATGCGAAGTTGGAGCGCGGCGTCGGCGTTGGAATCAGCTCGGGTGTCTGGCGCGACGTAGTCGAGGGTGCCCGCGGGGGTGCTCACCTCGACCACCACGTGGTGGGCCGGCCGATCCACGACCGGCATCGTCGCTACCCCCCATCGACCTTCTCCGTCAAGATCGTCGGCGTCAACGGTGCGCGGGCGCATCACGTAACGGGTGAGCGTGCGGAAACGGCGCTGAACTGCTTCGAGCCCGAAAGCCCAGCGCAGAACAGCGTCAAACCCGCACGCCGCAAGCCGCGAAGCCAGAGGCCTCGCGACACCCGCCACGGCGCCACTCCGCATGGCCCGAGCACCACGCCAGAACGCGCGGCGCGTGATCTTGGCGAGCCAATGCCACGGTAGTAGCACCAGCCCCCCACACGCGACGACAGCGAATGGCAGCAGCGCCCAGGCAGCTGACCAGTGGGCGACGCCGATGGCGGTCCACCAACTGGCAGCAACCGTGAGCCAGAGACAGAAGAGGATGATTTTTAGGGGCACCACGCGTGCCGCTTGCTTGAGCTCGATTTGTTTGTTGTAGGCCGCAATGTCGCCAAGCCTATGGGCGATGATGCTCGTGTACGTCTCACCGAACTGAGAGAGGTTGAGCACGATGACGATTGGTATGGAGGAGACGAGCATGTCATTCAACTCCATTGGCGAA